CCAACGGTCAAGCTTTTACATTAGTGTATGTGGATGCAACAAGAGGCTGGGCATACAAAACTAACACGGCATAAGGAGCACGGATCATGGCCCTTGTTGAATACAGCTTTCTACCTGGAATAGATAAACAGGATACAACTGCAGGTGCAGAAAATAGATGGATAGACTCTGACAATGTTAGATTTAGATATGGTCTACCAGAAAAAGTAGGTGGTTGGTCTTCTTTAGTATCAGACTCTGTTACAGGAGTTGCAAGAAAACTTCATGCGTTTGTAGATTTAAATGGAAACAGATACGTTGCATTAGGAACAGATAAATTTTTATTGTTATATTTTGAAGGACAACTACATGACATCACACCTTTAAAATCTACGTTAAGTTCTTCTACAATTGCAACAACTAATAATGATCCCGTTTGTACTATAACAACTTCTACGTCACATAACTTAGAACCTGGAGATATAGTATTATTTGATAGTGTAACATTACCAGGTGGTACAGGTTTTAATGCATCAGACTTTGAAGATAAATTATTTCAAGTAACAGCAGTTCCAACACCAACAACTTTTACAATAACACAAAGTTCTAACGCTGGTGCAACTGTATCAACAGGTGGAAGTATTGCAGTCAAGCCTTATGAGAAAGTGGGTCCAGCTGCACAATCTTATGGTTATGGTTTTGGTATATCACAATGGAACGGATCAGTTCCTGGAGCTGCAACATCTAATTTAGATGGAGCGTTGTTAAATGACACCGCTGGTACAGGTGGATCGGGAACTTCAATTACACTAGATGCAACAACAAACTTTAGTTCATCAGGAAGAATATTAGTTGAAAACGAATTAATTTCATACGCAGGTGTATCGTCACCAAACTTAACAACAATTACAAGAGAAGTTGATGGAACAAGTAAGGCAGCTCATTCTGATGGCACAGCAGTTGTAGATGCAACCAATTACTCTGACTGGGGCGAAGCAGTCCTTGCATCAGAGGTAACTCTTGAACCAGGTCTTTGGTCATTAGATAATTTTGGTCAAGTATTAATTGCAACTATTGCAAATGGTAAAACATTTACATGGAACGCAGGTGCTGCAACACCTTTAACCACAAGAGCATCTTTGACAACGTCTGGTTTTGCAACTGGTAATAATCCAACTGCATCGAGATTAACTTTAGTATCACCAACAACTAGACACTTATGTCACTTTGGAACTGAAACAACTATTGGAGATACAACAACACAAGACGACATGTTTGTTAGATTTTCTGATCAAGAAGATATAAATGATTACACAGCAACTGCTATAAACACTGCAGGTGATTTTAGATTACAAGATGGTACAAAAATAGTTGGTGCTATCAAAGCAAAAGAAACAATTCTAATATTTACAGACAATGCATTGTACACGATGAAATTTGTAGGTGCACCATTTACATTTAGTTTTGAACAAGTAGGTACAAACTGTGGGTTGATAGGTAAGAATGCAGTTGTTGAAGTAGATGGAGCTGCGTTCTGGTTATCACCAAATGGTTTCTTTATGTTTGATGGTACAGTTAAATCATTACCATGTAGCGTAGAAGATTTTGTTTATGATAATTTTGATACAACAAAAGGACAACAAGTTGTAGCTGGTATTAATAATTTATTTACAGAAGTTATTTGGTACTATCCATCAGCAGGTGCAAGTTATAATGATAAGTATGTTGTATTTAATTATGGTGAACCTATGAAAGGTGGTGTGTGGTACACGGGCACTGAAGCAAGGACCTCTTGGATTGATGCAATCGTATATCCAAAACCTTTTGCAACTAAATACGATGCATCAAGTAATGGTACGTTTCCTGCTGTTGTAGGTCAAGATGGTTTAGGTCAAACAAAATTTTTTGAACATGAAGTTGGTACAGATCAAGTTAATGAAGATGGATCAACAACAGCTGTTACATCGTTTATAAAATCATATGACATAGATTTAGAACAAAGACAAAGAAATCAACAAGGTCAACAAATAGGACTTAAAGTAGCTGGTGAAGTATTTCTTGCAATGAGAAGATTTGTACCAGATTTTAAAACATTAACAGGTAATGCAAAAGTAAGTTTAGGTGTGAAAAGATATCCTCAACAATCAGATACTACAACAGCTTTAAGTCCCTTTACAGTTACCTCAAGTACGATTAAAAAGGATACAAGAGCTAGAGGTAGATTTGTAAATGTTAAAATTGAAAATGATAGTTCTGGTGAAGAATGGAGATTTGGTACATTAAGATTAGATGTACAAGGAGATGGACGTAGATAATGACAAAGATAAATATAAGAATACCAGAACCAAAAACAGAATATGATGTATCCAACCAAAAACAAATTAACAGAGCTTTAACTATTATGAAGGATCAATTAAATTCTACATTTTTAGATGAAGTAAAACAGGAGCAAGAGAGATTCTCTTGGTTTATAGGTGGCTAACGTATATACAAATAAAAAAGCAAGTTTAACAAGTTCAGGTGCTACTACTTTATATACAGTGCCAGCTAACTCTAGAGCAATTGTTAAATCACTTTTAATAGCAGAAGATGCAAGCTCAACAGCAACAGTTGAAGTAACATTAACAAATGCATCAGGAACAGCGTTTGTAGTAGATAAAGAAGTAAGTTTATCTTCTAAAGCAAAAGAACAAGTATTAAGTGAGCCTTTAATTATGGAAGAAAGTGAGATATTAAAGGTAAACGCAACCAGCGGCGCAGCAGATGTGATCGCATCAATATTAGAAATAAACAGGGATTAATATGTCATTTATAGAAACAGAAGCATCGTACAGAATAGAAATAATAAACGGTAAACCAGTAAAGATTATTACACCACAAACAGAGGTTACATTGACTAATATGAAAACGGGACAAGAGTATAACTCAGACGCAGAAGCTATGCAAGACGTACAAAACCCTGAAACAGAGACTATAGCTGACGATATTAAAAGAGATGTTAAGGTAACTGTAGAAGCTTTACCACTTGGAGGAGATACAAAATTATAGTATACTAGAACGATGGCAATAACTAGAGCACAACAAGTAAGACAGATGTTAAAAGATGGCAAAGTTGCTATGCAAGGTAGCAAAAAACCAGCTAAAAATTATTTAGGTAAACAAAAAACAGTTAGTGGTGTGCCAATTAAATGGCAATCAGGACCAGATGCACCTCCAACAGAATTAGCATACATTACTAAAAAAGAAAAAGATTTACTTCTTAAAGCAGACGTACACGGATCATTAAAAGATGGACCTAACACAGGTCCAGATGGAATTATGTCTTTAGACTCTCAAGGAGATTATACAAGAGATAGAAGTCAAGATAAAGAAAGAAGTCAAATGGACAGAGGTGATTCAGAAAGAGCCGTTAGAAATGAAGCTAGGTTAAAAGAAATTTTGACTGGTCAAGTTGATACTGGTCAGACATCAGCTTATCGAGGACCAACTGGAGATGATTTAGTTCAATTAGATTCAGGTGATTATGTAGCTAAAAAAGATCTTAAAAATGTATCAAGCGTTGGCGGTGTAAATAAGTCCGTATTTAATAGAGGATTTGTAACACCTACACAAAAATTTCTTTACAATGTTTTTCCAAATAATCCTAAAAACGAAAAAGCTTATATAAGATATTTACAATCACAAGGGGTTACTATTCCTCCTAATTTATTAAAAGCAATAGAAGAAGAAGATAAAAAATTAAGTTTTGAAGATTTTCAAGATTTGTTAGCATTTGAACCCAAAGGAATTACTGATATTGAAACATTAAGAGGTATATTTACAGATCCAACAAGAGGACCTTTTGATAAAATATTAGCTAAACCACAAACTTTTTCTGAGTTTATGTTAACTCAAAGAAATAATCCTGGTTTATTTGTTTCTGGTGATCTTGGAAATTTTATGGATTTGCCAAAACCTAAAGATTTAGTTAACCCTAAAACAGGTGAGTTATATACAAACCAAGAATGGAATGCTCTTAAACAAGACATAGGTGAGGATAGAGGATTACTTGGTGGAGGTAGAGAAAACAACGAACCACAGGACCCATGTAAAGGACCCAACCCACCAGCATATTGTAATGTAGGTGGTGATGACGATGATGATGATACTACACTACCTTCAACAGGTGTGTTTGCTGGTATAGCTCCAAGATTTGCTGGTTCTATATTTGATTTTGATAAACTAAGAGCAGGTGCCATGAACGGTGGTATTATGAATACTGATGTTATGGGTGGTATGGCTGATGGCAACATTGATGAAGCTGGTAGACAAATGTATTTCTTAGGTAAGTTAGTTAAGAAAGCAAGTAGAGCTGTTAAAAAAGTTGTTAAGTCTCCGTTTGGTAAAGCGGCGTTAGGTGCAGCATTATTTAAATTTGGTGGTGGTTTTGGTGGAAGTGGAACAGGAATATTTAGTGGGTTAAAAGGAAAATTATTTGGGATGCCAAAAGAAATGATAGCAGGTCCTATTCAAGGTTTACTTGGAACAGGGTCTTCTGGAACAATGGGTTTGTTAGGTAAGTTAGGTTTAACAAAAGGTGGTGGATCATTAATGCCAACATTAAAAGGTGGTTTAGCTTTAGGCCTAGGAGTGCCTTTTGCTTTAGATATGTTAGGTGTGGGTAAAGACGATGATGATAAAATGGATTTGGATGAATACTACAGAACTCAAGGTATTAATGTAGCTGACATAAGATTAAACCCTTACAACTATTTAGCACCAAGATTAGCTGCCGATGGTGGTCTGATGAGAATTGGTTATCAAGAAGGTGGAGATGCAGAACCAGTGGCCAAGAAGACTATGCCGTTAATTGATATGGATGGTCAAGAAAAAGACTATAGAGAAACAGGTGGTTTTGTGGATATGGGTAGAATGGAAAGAGCTGACGATGTGCCTGCTAGACTATCTAAGAATGAATTCGTATTTACAGCAGATGCTGTAAGAAATGCTGGTGAAGGAGATATAGACAAAGGCGCAGAAGTTATGTATAACATGATGAAAAACCTCGAAGCCGGAGGTGAAGTATCAGAAGAATCGCAAGGCTTAGAAGGCGCTAGAGAAATGTTTAAAACATCACAAAGATTAGGAGAAGTCATATAATGGCAACAGAAACTACGATATCAAGGCCCGCACCCTTTGTAGAAGATATAGGAAAAGATCTCGCCGAACAAGCCGTAGCAATGACTGGTGTACCAGTCGTATCAACAGGTATCGCAGGCATATCACAACAACCAGGTGAAACAGCAGCAGGATTTAAAGCAAGACAAGATGCTGCAAGAGCATTTACAACAAGACAACAAAATTTAGCGGGACTTGCACCACAAGTAGCAGGTCAAGATAAATTACAACAACAAGCACAAGCGTTAGCAACATCTGGTGTAGGATCGTTTCAACCATTTTTACAACAAGCACAAGCTTCAACTGGTCCACAAGCATTTCAACAATTTATGTCACCGTATCAACAACAAGTTATTGATACATCATTAGCAGAATTTGATAGACAAGCAGCGATGCAAGAACAACGGATCAGGGACCAAGCGGTAGCTTCTGGTGCGTTTGGTGGTGGAAGAGAAGGTGTATTACAATCAGAATTTAGAACAGGATCTGATAGAAACAGATTAGCATTAGAAGCAGGATTAAGACAACAAGGTTTTCAAGCAGCACAACAAGCAGCACAACAAAATTTTGCTAATCAAATGGGATTAGCTTCTGCATTACCTGGATTGCAAAGAGGAGATATTTCAACGTTAGGTTCATTGGGCGCATTGAATCAAGCGCAACAACAAGCTCAATTTGATGCACAAAGAGAGGCAAATAGAATGGCTGCATTCCAACCACAAGAACAATTACAACAATATGGTAATCTTGTTACAGGTATTATGGGTGGAATGGCAGGATCAGGAACACAAACAGCACAAATACCAGACCCAGGATTTTTACAAACTGCACTAGGTGCAGCGGCTACTGGAGCGGGTATATACGGCGCGTTAAAAAGACCTTAATATGAATAAAAGAATTTTAACAAGACCAATGTTTAGAATGGGTGGGTCTACAGGGACTGGTATTACATCAGGTTTAGATGCACCAAGACAACAATATCAAGATGCAGGACGTGTACAAAAATTGTTTGACGAAAGAAAAGCAATGTTTGATAGATTAAATCCTGAACCAACTCCATTTATGCCTGGATCTGTTTCT